TTGTCGGTGAAATCAACGACAGCATCGGCAGCGGCACAGGTCAAACCTTGGCTGGTCTGTTCGAAAACACTACTGCCATCGGCGCAGCCGAAGTGCCAGCAGATCCGTTGGTGCCCGGCAGTGTGGGAACGGCTGCCACAGGCTTGTACGCTCACGTGGACGGATACCTTGATGACGACAGCACGCTGTACAAGTTCCTGGGCGTTGCCGATCGCGACTTGACCGGAGTCCCTGAACCCACTCTGTACCAGCTGGCAGAAACCATTTCTACTGCCGTGACAACTACACCAAGCATGGGAAGCAACGTGTTCAAGGGCGTGGGTGACTTGGTGGCTGCAACTGGTGAGAACACACACACAAAAAATGACAACACACTGTTTGGGCGCTTGGCAGAATTGAAGGAGCTGCTGATTCAGAGTGGAGGGGGGAACGACAACTATGATCAAATGAGCGCTCAAGAAAGCGGCGACTTGGCGACGGCATATCCTCCTGCGCTGACGGATCAGCCAGGTTTCTTCAATGCCAATGCATCACAACGCATCAAGGCTGTGTGTCTTGACGGCATTTACCCTGTTCCCAGCAGCGCCCCAGCTGGGTGGAGCTCCGACTTGAACAGAACCAGTATAGGTACTACTTCTGTGGCTGGGGAGGCCCCTTTGGCAGATCGCAGAGCTACGTGGTACACTTTGTTCGGCAGCAAGTACAGCATGAGCACAGTGTACCCCTCGTTCACAAATTGGAGTGACCCAGATGTGTATGAAATGTCACATTTGGGTAGCTACTGGTGGCTTGTGCAGTACGGCTCTGACATCACTAACATCGACAATTGGAGCATGAGCATCTACGTACGTGATGCGTCATATACGAACTCTTCTCCGTCGTACAGCAATATTGTGCGCTGCCAGAACATGAGGGTGGCAAATACAGGAAGTCCAACTCCTGCGGCAGAATCGTACTGCCTTGTGTACGTGAGTCCCAGCGGGGCTCCCCCGTCTGACACAGCATGGCGTGATCTTTTGCCACCCACAGTGTCACTGTCAGATGTTTGCGTCATAAACGCTTGTGGATCCGGCGCAACCCTGTTGGATGATCCAGACGACCTATCGACAGCCATGACGTCCTTCCCTACAACCAACACTGCCTTGGTAGCCGGTGATCAACTCGGCACTGGTCGCCTTGGAATGGTGGCTGCGGTCCGTTCGAACGGTACGGCTGATGATCTCGTGGCGCTGGCAAGTGGTGTGACACTGACAGTCAGCGGAACCACTTCTGAGTACGTGCTGCAGACAACAGCATAAGGAAGGTGCAGCGCACATGCGAAACGCTCCGCAATGCATTCCCTCTTTGACATTCCTACGCACATGAGCATCTGCACATTTTCAAGCCACATACACATACACACTCCTATTCCCCTCCTGCCTCTCCATGTAATCCCCCTGAATCAAGTGCTCGATGCGGCGCTTGATGTGCCCTGGCTGCGGCCGGAACAGCCGCACTGCATGCACTACTTCACCCAACAGCTCGCTGTGCCGCAGCGTCTGCCGCGTCTTCATGATGCGCACAATGGCTGCATCCAATTGATGCTCCCGCTGGCGTTGCAGAGCGGCGTCAGACACACCCGTGTCCTTGCGGGGGGCGGTGTACACTGGGAGCTGCACCACCACCCGCTTGCGAGGAGAGGTGTACTTGTCGTTGAAGTGGTACCGCAGCGTGTCTCCCGACGCATCCTGTGGGCCCTTTTTGCAGTGCAGCACACCAGGGATGCGCTTTTTGACACCCGTTGCAGTGGCTCGCTGCCGCGTCAGCAGCGGCTTCAGTGCCGCAGTGACCATGGTCACGGGCACCCCCGTCGCATCTGCCAGTGCACCTGGGGAGTGCACCTGCGCGCTGTTGAAGTGCAGGAGCAGCACAGCCTGTAAGAGGGAAGTGGACAACGTGCACGCAGCGCCGCTGCCAGCAAAACGTGCCGACACTTCCGCGGCACCGTGTGTCCAATCCCACTGAATGACGCGACTGCTGCCCAACTTGTTTTCATAGTACTGCACAAACGCAGATGCGCAGCGCTGGAAACAGGGGGGTGCGCGGAACTGCGGCAGGGGAAGCAGGGCAGGCCAGTGCCCGCTGCAGTGCACACGCGGTTGAAAGCTGCCCAGAGCACCGCTCAGAATGGCTTCAGCTTGCAGCCACCCCTGTTGCACGGATGCAGCTGCAGTGACATCATCCAGCATGCCTTGCATGGCAGTGACGGTGGTGACACCCCACTGCGCACGCAAGTGTTGCAGCACGAGACGCTCAACGTCGCAGGATGCTGCCGTGTCATTGAACAGCCGTTGCGCCAGCAGTAGGCGGTGCTCTTGCAAAAACGCGTCAGCGTCAGGAGCGCAGTGCACCATGGAGCACAGCATGTGCAGCTGAGACAGCACGCAGTCTTCCCCATCGGAGCGCACGGCACGCAAAGCCGCGTCTGCGATGTGTGCTGCACCAACAGCAACGGCACGGGGCAGGGCGCATGCCGTGTACACGCGTCGCAGCGTGTCGCGCAGGGTTTGATGCAGTGCATGCCGGCGTTCAGGGGTGCACCAGGGGTCCTGGACATCCTGTGCGGGGCACGCAGATGCCCATGCGTTCCATGATTGCAGCAGCGCCTCTGCAGCACACTGCACTTGCACAGTTGAGGGGGCCCCACAGTTAGGCTCAGTTGTGAGTGACCCAGCGGCATTCCCAGGGGCACTGCCTGTACACTGCGTCACGACGTGCAGCGCCGCAGTGCACTCGCGCGTGATGCACTCTTCGGCAGCAGTGACAAACGCGTCGGCGTTCCCCTGCGTTTCTACGCACACACTGAACAGCAGCAGCACATCTTCGCAGCGTGCGCTGTGCACTGCAGCACTCAAGCCGTCTTGCGCACACAAGAGGATGGAGTGCAGGCGGGGGGCCACAGCAGTGTCCAGGACAGCTCCTTCAGCTCTGTGCAGGGACGCAGCAGTGACAAAGCCCTGCATGCGGCAGCACTCCTCCTTCAACTGCTCCCGCACCCAGTGCACGAAGCTCGTGCCCAGCGTGCCGTGTAAACGGTTGGGCAGCACATGAGCAATGTGCGCCCGCCAACTCTTCATGTATGGAGCATGCACCAACACGCTGTACGCAACGTGCTGCGGCTGTGCAGAGTGGGCGAGCCCGCTTTCCCTGCACCCTCTGGATGCTTCACGCGCAGCGTTCTGGACTTTTTCAGTGCCGTCGTTAGAGGCGCAGGGGGGCCCTTCTGCGGGCGCGTCGTTGCGGCGCGCGTCCATGCGCAGTAGAGTGGCGACGGAGGACGCTGATGGGTGCAAGTGAGCAGCTTGTATGGCTCGCACGCACTGCGCAATGCTGCTCAAGGCGCTGTGTGCCGTGGCATCTGCCGTATTGCGCACTTTCACAAGTGCATCGTGAATGCCGCCTTGAAAGTGCTCCCGCGCTGGTCCCAGCACATGCGCCTCTAGAGTGTGCAGCAGCATGCAAGGAACACTGGGTTTCTTGTGCACTTGTGTGTACCGCCCTGTGCCATCCAGGGCACAGTGCAGTGCGCTGTGGCACTGAATGTACGTCTTGAAACACGCCCAAAATCCTGCAAAGCGTGCAGCTGCACTGGAAACGCCTGCGCACGCCTCTGTGATCCCCGCTGCACCCCACGCATCCTTCACATCCACACTGCACGCTTCTTGCAGAGCGCAGTACATGCGGTGCTGCCCTTGGAACATTGCCATGGATGCAGTGCCAGCTGACGGTGCGGCATGCGCCCCTGAAGAGGCGGCGCTGCCTTGTGCACGGTCCCCACGCAGCGCTGCGCTGCACAGTTGCCTCAATTGAGCAAAGCTGCGGGGGGACAAGTGCAGACGGCCGCCGTGCACCGCACGCACCGCGTGCTGCTCCACATGCAGAATGTACCGTGTGCAGTGCTTGCGCAAGGCAGCTTGGCAGTCGTCGGGGTGCAACACGCCGCCACTGCGCCTCACTCGGAGCACCTGCTGCTCTAAAGTGGGCTCCGGGTGCACTGCAGTTGCTGGTGCCATTTCACGCAGTGCGCCAGCGCACAGTGCAGCAGCTTCGTGTGGAGACGCCGCGGCAGGCGCAGGAGGCGCTGTGTGCATCCGAACCAGTGGTGCCCCTGTGACTTGTTCGCTGTCGCCCAAGACGGGGTGCACATGAGCGGTCTTGGAGCCAGCCCGCGTGACGATGGGCATGTCGGTTTGGGTGTGCAGCACTTCTCAAGGCAAAGCAAGGGGCAGGTATGTTGTGTGTATGAGTGTGTCATTGTGCGCTGCAAACATTGGGTTGTGCACACTGCATTCACGGTGCGCTGCAGCTGTGCACACTGGGATGAGGTGAAAGTGCAAGAGGGTGGAGGGGGCCTCAAGGATGCCCCTCGGGGTTTCGATGCTGTCCATCATTCACGCAGCAGGCCCGCGCGCGCGCGACGCAGGGGCACACAACAACCACAGACACATATAATGCACAATGCGCAATGACGGTGGAACTCAATCACTTTCGCTGTCCAAGGTCAAAAAGGCAGTGCCTACCGCAGAAGGGTGCAGCACGCCCGTTGCCCAGTGCAGCAGTGCAGCACGTAGGGGGTTCCTGGACACCTCAGCGAGACGCATGAGTGCATGCGCAGTGCTGTGCCGGTCGGCAGAGGCGTCCAGCACAAACAGCACACCATCCACGCAGCACTCCCCCGCGTCGCGTGTACCGTTCTCCCACACACCATGGACACCTCCTGCGTGCAGGGTGCACCCCATGTTCACCCACGCCGACGCTGCCCCTGCACCGGCGCCCTCTGCTGTGTACACCCACGGTGCACTGTGCGGTGCAGCATGGGCCAGCATGTCCCGGTGCGCATCCATCACAGCTGCAATGTCTGCAGTCCACATGCCTTGACGCCCCTCAGGCAGGTACGTGAACCCAGCATCGTTTGCGTGCTGCATTGCAGCGCGTGCAAGCAGGGGCAGCAGCAGCGGGTCCAGGCATTCATGGTGCACAAACACTCGCGCCCACGCCCCAGCTGTGCCGTGCGTGTATCCCGCCCTGCACAGCGCCGTGAGCAGGGTGCAGCCCACCTGGCCACTGCCCAGGCCGGGGTGCTGCAGGCGGTAATGCGCACTGAGAGCTTCCAAGTTCTCTTGGTGGCTGCCCGTCAAGTGCACTGCCGGGAGGCGGGCTTGCAGGTGCTCCGGAAGCTCGCACGTGAGCAAGTGCAGCATGCCGCTGCTGCTGGAGGACAGCGTGCCCAATGCCTCCACCAACAAGCCCTGCGCGCACTGCTGCGTGAACGTGGGTTGGTCAGGGCCATTCACGCCTTGCACGTCAGCAGTTGCAGACAGGGGCTGCAGGGCAGCTTCAATGGTGGTGGGCGGCACTGCTGGCCAGGCATCCCCCTGCGACGGCATGCCAAGAGCCGCTCGCAGGTTGTGCTCCCCCCTCACAAACGTCACCAGGGGCACCTGCAGCGCCTCCCGCAGCAAGGGGTGCTGCTGAATGCACGCCTGGACGTCCTGCATGTGCTGCGCCATGCACAGGGCATGCGCAGTGGCCATCTCGCTGCACTCGGGGCAGTACAGGGGCGCACTCATGGCAATGCGAGTCACCTGCTGCAGTTGCTCAGGTGCACTCAAGGCGTGGTGGGAGGACGCGTCAGTTGCGTCACCGGGGCTTGCGCCCAGCTGCAGCACTCGCACTGCCGCTTCCAGCACAGCCCGCAGGGCGCCCCTGGGTGGTATGGGGCGCTCCTCCACGTTGGGACGCACACTGGCTGCGCAGCGTGCCAGGGCTTCCATGGCAGTGGACGGCTGCTGCAGCATGCACTGCAGGGTGTGTGCCCATATGGGGCTGCCGTGCACCCTGATGGCCATTGCAGCCACCCGTGGCACAACATCTGGGTGCAGTGGCGCCCCCTGGCCATCAGCACTGGTGAACACCCGCGCAAGGAACTGGTGGGGTGCAGACCCATGGCTGTCAAAGGCAGCCTGCAGGGGGATGGGCACCCTGCCAAAGCGCAGGGAGCCCTGCAGGTACTTGTAGTACGACATGCCTTGCGGCAGCGTGCAGGACAGCATGGAGAGCAGTGCGGGGGAGTCCTCCGCCACTGCAATGCATGCCAGCGCGTCGCACAGCAGTGCTGCAGGGCCCAGGGGTACCTGCGTGGTGTGCAGTGCAGCCTGGAATGCCCGCATGCCCTGCGCAAAGGCAGTCGCTAGAGCGCCAAGGGCAGCAATGGAGGCTTGTGCCGGCGGGGATGCCCGCACATCCACCAAGTGCAAGCACTCATCCAGCCACTGCGGCGTCACGGTGTGTGGCTGGGGCTTGGAGGCCAACGCGTGCTCAGCTGCTGGGCTGCTGAACACCAGGTACCCCAGCTCTGCTGCCACAACGGCGCTAAAGTACAGGTCCGCGGCAGTGCCAGCGGTGTACATGGCCGCGGCGTCTCGAAAGTCCACGCTGTCGTGCAGCAGGAACGTCATGCTGGGAAAGCGCGCTGTGTACATGGCGTCATCCTCCACCTGCCCAATGAACGCGTCATTTCGCAGCAAGTGCAGCAAGCACAGGTACGGCTTCACGTCAGTGCGCACATCGTGCAGCATGCATGCAGGCTGCACAGGCTGTGCGGGCACCCATGTGCCACTTGCAATGGCTTTGAGTGTATCTGGCTGCGCAAGGTGACCGCCCTGTCTGTGCCGCCCAGAGGCACACAGGAGAGACGCAGGCAACAGCGCCGGAAAGGCGTCAGTTGCAGCCATGTGTGCGCTGCACGGGGTGCAATGGGCGCAGCGCTTGTGCTGTTTTGCAAAGGAGGACTGTGCGCAGTGTGCACGCCTGAGCGAGGGAATGACGTCTGTAGACGGTGTGTTTGCTGGAGCGCATCGGACGATGGGAAAACAGCAAAGAGGGTGGGTCATGCAAGCGTGCCAATGCACGATGGATGTTCAGGAACAGTGCACGCGTGTCCACGCAGCAGGCGCAGTGTGCGCGTTTGAGCAGCAGGCGCTGTCATCAAGCCGCACAGTTCAGTGCAAGCGCGCACAGCATGCAGGGTGTCATCGTTGTGCATTGAGCGCGGACGGTGCAGCATCCTACAGCACTGCATGCGTGGCATGCCCGCGCGTGTGCTACACTGCGTTTGCACATGACACCGTGGAGCGTCCCTGTGCTGCACGCCGGCGCAGCCGACTGTGCAACAAGGTTTGCCGCCTGCGCTTGTTGAACCACACGGCGCAAGCTGCATCGTACAAATTCTTGTCTGCTGCGCGACACTTGCAAATCAACGCTGCATCCATGACAAACGCGTCGTTCTTCAGCAGCGCACTGCACAGACGCATGCGCTTTGTGTTGCGGTTGGAAGGCCTGGCGCCTTGCGGTGGAGGGGGGCCCTGGGGAAGGTCTTCCCCTTCGGCGCATTCAACGTGCAGCAGATCGCGCAGCTGTGCCGCGGACATGCCCCGCAGCGCTGCCGGCAGCAGGGCTGGGTGTGCTTGCCGGGACTCTGGAAAGGACAGCATTGTGTGCACCTCCAGGGCGCCCGCAGTGTACCCCGCGTGCTCTTCCAGAGCTGCCAGCAAGCCCTCCACTTCTCCCAGAAGTTCTCCCATGACGGCAGCGGCTGCCAAGTGCCGCACTGTTGCTGCTGACACGCACGTGTGCGGGGTGCCCACGGGGTGCCGCAGGGACAGCACCGCCACAATTGCAGGGAGACGCCCATGCACGCGCAAGGGCTCAGCACACCCCGTGAATTGATAGCTGTACTTGTGCTGGAAGTCCCGGTGCACCGTGAACAGTGTGTCGCCCAGGTGTGTGCAGCCCAGTGCTCCACACAGCGCATGATCTGCAAAGTCCGCAGCTGCATGCAGGGTGAAGTCCCCCCGTGCGCAGCATGCTGCCCACACCTGGTGCACGTACTGCATGCAGTGCTGCCACCCCCTTCTTGCACTCAAGTGCGCCAATGCCTTTGCAACTCGCAGCAAGGCTTCCAAAGGCAGCACCCCCGGCGCCGTAACGCGCCTCACAAAGTCCGGCAGCGTGTTGCTGTCCCACTGCTGTGTGCAAGCAGCGAAAAGGTCCCCCCTCTGCATGTCGTGGGCGCACAGCACAGGGGCACACGTCAACGCTGTTTGCGCCATTTGGGCAGCAGGCCCCGTGATGAAGTCCGCACGCTGAAGGCACTTGCTCCACAGAGACCCCGGACCCTGCTGCAGGGCGGCAGCAGCTGCTGTGTTGCCAACAATGGTGAGAACCATCGCGGGCGCTCCGTCCCTGACAGCGGTCACCATGATGCGCAGCAGGGCCTGCACCGGCAGGGGGTGCGCCCCCTGGTGCAGAGCAGCCCGCACCATGTAGTGCAGCGGGCAGTGGTCCCGTCTACCAGCGTACCGGACACAGTTGCCCAGAATGACTGCCCAGTCCAAGGGCGTGGCAGTGCATGCAGTGCACAGCGCCTTTACCGCAAGCACAGCAGCTCGTGCATGGCGGCCCTGGTCCATTTCCCCTGCATCATCCCTGCACATGCGCATGTTGAATGCAGCGCAAAAGGGTTCAGGCCACGCGTGCAGGTGGCGCTGCACCACCTTGAGGGTCAGCAGGTACTGCACTGCCCCTGCAGCGTGCCACTTGATGGCGCCACACAGCGCGTCGCGGTACACCGTGGACGGCATGGGGTGCGTTGGGTGGGCGCTGTGCAACCACTGCATGCAGGGGACATGCCCATGCTCCGCGGCGGTCTCCATGGGGTGTTCCCAGCATTCCCACTCCTCGTTGAGCGCCCTGTGCGCCACAGCAGCGGGGTGCATCCCGCTGTCCATGAACGCTTGCAGCACTGCGTCGTGCCCGCACCGCACAGCCTCTGTGAAGCACGTGGACAACACAGACTGCAGCGCACTTGCAGCGCACGTGTACGGTGTGGACGCTTCTTTAAGCACAGCCAAGGCATCCACCGACAGCAGCGGCGCAAGCCGCTGCAGGGTCTGCGCCACCCTGCCTGCATGACCCTCGTGGCAGTCCTGCCACAGCATGCTGAAACCAGTGGTGGGTGTAAGAGTGCGCACTTGTCACCGTGTAGGCGTGCACGGCGCTCCACGTGCCTGTGCGCGTGCTTGTGAGCACTACGACGGGGTGAATGCAAGGGGTCAAAGTTGATGTGACGCAACCGTACCGTGCATTGCCTACAGGAAGCTGCACCTGCTGTCTTGCAGCACCGCCCCCTTCCCCCCACTCCCCATTCCTGTTCATTCAAAGGGGCTCCTTTGTGTGCTCCTTTCTGTTTCAGCTCAGCAACGGCTAGACACGCTGGGTGCACTGCAGTTGATTTTTTTCCAGCCACTAGAGCCATGCATTTAGTTGGTACAAACACACGCACACATGCACAGCAAGGGAAACTCCAAGTGTATCCTCCTGAATCAAAGCAGTCCATGTGTATGCCGCACACCTCACACGAGTCCCCACAACGGCTCAGTGTCTTTTTGAAGTTGCTTCTTTTCTTCAGCAGTCATGTGTGGACGGGTGGGGTCTATTTCAAGGGAAACCGCATCTGCGGCTGCGTCTACAGCGGCAGTGCCCGCTTTGCGCATCACACTGACAAATCGGGCTTGCAGCAACAGCAGGATGGCTTGGGCCCCCATTTCATGCGCGTGCAGTACAGCCGGCATGGCGTCGTCGTCGCTGAGCGACTGTGCCCAGCACACCGCCCACTCCGGGAACCCGTGCTTCTTCAAACACGGCTCCAGTAAGTACTTCCATGACGTGACAGACTGTTCATGTGTGTCTGTGTACTCCTTTGTCATGGCGTTCATGTCAATGGGACACACGGCGTTGCACCGCAGAGCGGGCAGCAGCAGGCGCAGCTGTGGCGCCGTTACGCCCAGTAGCACAACTGTGGCGTCATCTGCAGCAGCGGCGTCGCTGTACAACAACTGCACCTCTTGCAGAATTGCGCTGCACTGCGTGTACAGGGCACGGGGCAACACGACGCTGTCATCGTCGGCGCACACTGCAGTCACTTGAGCGGGTAGGCGTGCATCCTGTCCCACCGCGTCGTCCTGCTGGGTGTCCGCGGAAGCGTCGACACACCCTGCCTCTTCGGCGTTGCTGGACACCAAAATCAAGCGGGGCAGTGCACTCGGGTCATCAGAGGGGCTACCCTGTGTGGAGCTTGCAGCAGCCTTCACTTGTGCAGTGGCAGCGCTCATTGTGTGCCTCAACGGTTTTCTCACGGGCGGCAGGCAAAGAAAGCAGTGCACGCAAGCAACGACGACGCATTCCAGATGCAGTGTGAAAATGCACGCACATGATTGCAGGTACGTCCTTGTCTGTGCGAGGTGCAGCAGGGTGTGCAACGGCACCAAGAGGGGACGGGAGGGGGGCAACATGTACAGACAAAAGGACGCTGCATGCACTGCACTACCTGCATGCTCCCACACCCCCCCCCCCCCCCCCCCCCCCCCCTTCCACCCATTCAACCCTTTCATGAAATGTTTGTCATTGGCCTGTTCTACATGCAGGTGTGCAAATGCAGAATACAGTACTTTGATGGTTGCGCGTACGCCGTTTGCAGCTGCATTCATCCAACAGTACGATTTTTGCGCACACTGCAGGCATGGAAAGCCCCTCTTCTCCTGCTTGTGCAGACACACAGGCGCACACACGCACTGTTGGAACACCCCATGAAACGAACAGTGGTCACGTTTGCGCAACAGCGTGTGCTGCTTCTGGTGCAGGTGTGGCAGGAACACAATCCGATGCTGCAAATGCAGCTCATTGCGCACAAACAGAGGACATGAACCACCCTGACCTGCAAGTCGTGTTGGCGTTGAAACCCCACGCTGCAGCGGATGACGTCTCTGCAGAGCGCTTGCAGCGCATTGTACGGCACATGAATGCTTTGCCCATTGACGCGTTCACCATGATGATCATGCTGTACTGAGGACAAAGGTCCAAACACACGCCCCTGCACACTTGCATCAGTACCCTCGTGTGTTTGAAATGCATTCAACCCCGCCATGCTTCACGCACCTGTTGCACGTCACCCTGCGTGCAGCACTGACGTGACGCCCAAGGCGCATGCCTACTTGCAGCACACCGACGCCCTGGATGCCGTGCGCACCAAGGCAGTGCAGCTGCTTTCACACCAATGCGCCAGCAGAGTGCTAGCGCACGCAACAATGCCACTCACAGTGGTCAGTTCACAATGGCGCTGCATACCGTGCAGGTAGGTGATTTTGCCGGTTTGGTGGGCTACAAAGTTGCCTGCAACACACTCCAGAAGCGCGCATGCGGCCTGTCGAACCGAATGCAATGAACACAAGTTGCAATCCTCATCCACCCGCACATTAAACCATTATGATGCACTGCACTTGCTATTTGTCTGCAACCATTATCATGTTTGCATTGCATTGCAATGAACGCACTTCCGACCCACACACACACACACCAGCTCTCGCACACATGCGCAGTTGCCCACTTGTGCCACTGCTGCTGCCCCAGCATACACGGCAATGCTGCAACGTGTGTGCACACGCGCACGCGCGTTGAGCTGCATCACAGGGACGCACTTGAGTGCTTCTGCAGTAATACGGCGTATGGCATTTTACAACGCTGGGCCACAAGCGTGCTGGGGCACGCTGCAGTGGCACCCACAGAGCTGGGGTCCCAGTCAGGCTGCGCAAACCACGGATGGGAACGCAGCATGTGCATGGGTGCACGCCGTTGTGGCCGCACTTGCAGGCAGCACCGCAACAAATCCAGGGCAGCGGGCGACAGGGAGCGGTGCCACTTCCATGGTGCAGTGTCGCACGCCCCTGCTTCCTTCAAGCTTTCTCCCGCGGCTGCCCCAAACACCGCGTCCACGGCACTGGGCTGCTCAGTGCACATGAAGCTCACAAACGCGGCATTGCGCAGAGTGGGCTCCTCAAAGGGCACGTGCCCCGTCAACATGCAGTGCAGCGTCATGCCAAAAGACCACACGTCGCACGCCGCTGCGTCGTACTGCACGCGACGCGCCGACTGCCCTTTGTGTGCTTTGCCTGCTGCATCCGCGGATTTGTGCAGCGTGTACGCCACTGGGCACACGTACATGAGGGAGCCGCACGCTGCCGTGCCGTGCAGGCGCTCCCCGGCCTGCACATCCCGCAGCAACGCAGACCCAAAGTCGCACAGCACAGCGTAGGCGTGTTCATCTGGCAGTGCGCCGTCGGTGCCCAGTGCACTGTCCGTGGCCGTTTGCACGCCAGTTGGCGGCGCGACGCCGTGTGCCCCCCACGGGAACAACAGCACATTCTCAGGCTTCACGTCCCTGTGTGCAATGCCTTTTCTGTGGCAGTGCGCCAGTGCATGCGCCACCTGCAGCATCCACTCCCGCACACACCGGCTTTCATCCACGCCACCGCGGTGCCGGAGTTGCATGGCAGTGAACGCGTCCAGGGCACCCCGGCGCTGCACAATGCACACGCGCCCATCGTTGCACCGGAATGCCCGCAGGTGGTGAATGATGTGGGGGTGCCCGTTGCGTAGCCTGCGGGCAGTCAGAACCTCCATGCGTGCTGTGCGGTGGGAGCGCGCCGGCAACACTTTGATGGCGACGGAAACGCCGTCGTATGCAGCGGCGTACACTGCGCCTTGGCCTCCACTGCACAGCAGCCTGGCGCCGTGCAGCGCGTGTTCATCCTCAGCTGTGGCCACGGGAATACTCCATGCGCTTCCCTTGCTGTGACGGACATGCACAGCAGACGCGCGGTCTGCGTGCACATGGTGAGCACTCTCGCGTGCACCGTCGCTGCAAGCAGAGCGGCTCTCGGGAAATGCCTCTATGCAGTGCTGTGTGAAGCTTGCGTCACTTTCTGCAGCCATGGCAACGCGGGGGTGTGCGCACGTACTGAAAAAGAAACGGTGCGACGTGTGCATGGCATGTCTGTGTGTCCAAGTGTGTACCAGTCAAATGATATTGTCCGGAATTGCACGATTTTCCCATGATGCTTGTGGGGGGGG